TCATGCGGTCTTTCGGTCGCCCCGATCATTCCTGTCGTGAACCAACTGGGGCTTCGGCCGGAAGGCGTTGGCCACGGCATCGACCCCGGCGCGCAGGGGTGAGTCCATCAGATGGGCATAGCGCAAGGTGGTCTGCATTTGGCTGTGCCCCAAGAGCTTGCCGATCATTTCCAGCGAGGCACCGCCGCTGACCAGGAGCGAGGCAAAGGTGTGGCGCAGGTCATGGATGCGGACATCTTCTAGCCCGCATTGCTTCTGCACCCGCGCCCAGAACCGGCGCAGCTCCTGCACCGGCTGGCCGGGCGTGTCGCCGGGGAAGAGCCACGGCGAGCCCTTCGGCACCAGCAGCAGCCGCTGGCGCACGATCGCGGCGGTTTCGTCCGAGATTGGCACGCGGTGGGCGCGGCGCTGTTTCGTCATGGTCGGCGGCTTTGACCAACTCAGGTGTTCGAGGTTGAACTGTTCAAACCGGGCCTGCCGCACCTCGCCGAGCCGCGCTCCGGTCAGCATGCACATCCGGATGATATCGGCCGCGCGCCGATCCTCGGCGGCGTCCAGCGCCGCGGCGAGGCTGGCGATTTCGTCTTTGGAGAGGAAGCGTTCGCGCGGGGTTTCGGTGCGGCGGTAGAAGCGCTGGGCGGGATTGTCCTCGCGCCAGCCCCACTGGACGGCCAGCGTGAACATCTTGCGCAGCATCTCCCCGACCCGGTTGGCGCGCACCGGCGTGGGCTTCGGCCCCTGCAATTTGCGCGCGCGGTTGTTGGGCTTTTCCTTGTGCGGGCGCGCCCGGCCTTCGGCAATTTGCGCCAGCAGCTTGTCAACGTCGCTCGGCGTGATTTCAGTCACCAGTTTGCGCGCCCAGAACGGGGCCACCAACTTCATCAGTGACGAGCGCTGGTCCGCCGCATTATGGGCCGAGAGTTTCGGCAGATGTTCGGCGCAGTAGCGCTCGATCAGATCGGCAATGCGCGGAGCTTGACGTTTGGCCTCGCGCTGCCCCAAGGGATCGCCCCCGGCATCGATTTCGCGCCGCAGCTCCTTGGCCCGCTCGCGCGCGGCGGCCACCGACCATTCCGGCCAGCGCGCGAAGGTCATGCGCCGTTGCCGCCCGGCATGGCGGTAGTCGATGGTGAAGGCGCGCCCACCGCCACGGTAGATGCAGACGGCAAAACCGCGCAGATCGGTATCGAAGATCTGGTAATCGCGGCCGGGCGCAGGCTCGGCCTCGCGGAGCACTTTCTCGGTCAGCTTGATGCGTTCGGGCATGGTTCTGGTCCTTCTGGCATCCGACATGAGGCGTGGTTTCGCTTGAATTGCAAGCCAAGCACGCGGGCCGGGGCGGCGCACAGGCGCTGACCGGCAAAAAGATTGCCAGAGGCGTGCCACCCCTTGTTTTATTGGTGTTTTCGCATCGCCTCGCCGCCCAGCGCAGAGCCCCTTCAGCGTTTGAGGCCCGAATCTCCACGGAAGGAACCAGAGCGGCGTGGAATAACGCCGGTTTTCACCGCCGCAATTCTGTAAATCACCAAGGAAATCAGAGGGTGGCAAGGTGCGCGCGCCGGATGCCACCCCCCCTTTGCCCGCCAATGCCGGTAAATCATCTGTAAATCCGACTGTTCGCAGCCGGATGCAGTTTCGGGGCCGCGTGCGCCCGGCCGCCCCTCTTCACCGGCTTCCGCCGCGCCTTCGGTAAAATCGCGTTTTTGCCAATAAAACAAGGGGTGGCATGCCTCCGGCGCTCTCTGCGCCGGTCAGCGCCTATGCGCCACCCTTCCGGCTCTGCCCTGATGGTTCTCGCAACCGGCTCCCACCCCGGGAGCCAGAAATGGGAGAGCCCGATGCCGAACCTCGGATCAATGCCAGAGCCGCAGGAAAAACCCCGAACACTCCTGGTCGGCTGGATCAGCCGCCTCGACCTTGCACTGGAACTCGGCCTTTCGGTCGACACTCTGCGCCGCTGGGAAGCGATGCGGACGGGTCCACCCTGCGTGCGCGCCGGGCGCAAGGTCTATTATCGCCGCGCCGCAGTCGAGGAATGGCTGGAGGAGCAGGAACAGGCCACCCCGCGCCGCCGTCGTATCGGGGGGCGCCGGTGATGACCGCCCTGCCCCGCAATTCCGCCTGGCCCGCCGATCGCATAGCGGAGGCCCGTGCCGTGATCGCCGATGCCGCGCATCATAGCGACCATCTGCTTCGCCTCGCCTGCACTGTCCTCGCCACACATGGCGAGAGCGCAGCCGAACGGGCCGATGCCCAGCGCCTGCTGCTGGTGCTCGATGCGCGCCGCGCCATCGCCCGCGCCCAGCGCGAAGATCAGGGGAGGGCCGCGCAATGAATCGCCGCGGCACCCCCGAGGCCGATCTGCAGCGCGCCGTGGTGCAAGCCCTACGCGTCGCCCTGCCCCGTTCGGCCATCATTCACCACTGCGCCAACGAGGTGACCGAGGCCGGGCCCCGCGGGGCGAAGCGCCAGGCGATCCTCGTCGGTATGGGCGTTCATGCCGGGTTCGCCGATCTGATGATCCTGTGCGAAGGCCGCATCCTGTTTCTCGAGCTGAAGGCGCCCAAGGGGCGACTGCGGCCAGAGCAGGAGGCGTTTCGCGATGCGGTGCGGGCGCAGAGCTTCGGTTGGGCGTTGGTGCGCAGCCTCGAGGATGCGCTGCGCGCGGCGGCCGAGTTTGGGTTCACCACACGCGTCGTCCCTCCGCAGCGGAGGCCCGCGCCATGAGCCACGAGGCCACCAACTGGGCGATCAAGCAGCGCGGGTTGAAGCCGACGACGAAGATCGTGCTCTGGCACCTCTGCGATCGGTTCAACCCTGATTACGGCTGCTTCCCCTCGCAAGACCGGCTGGCGCATGACTGCGAGATCAGCCGATCGACCCTGAACGATCACCTTGGCCAGCTCGAAACCCTGGGCCTGCTGCGGCGCGTGCCGCGGCTCGATCCAGTGACCAAGCGCCAGCTGCCCACCCGCTACATTCTGGGGTTTGAGCCGGGCTTCACACCTGTGGATGTGGTGCCGTGTCCGGAAATCGGACACGGAGAAACCCCGCGCGCAGAAAGCCCCGACAGCACAGACGCTTCGGCCATGGAAGGCCAGACCGACACCCTGCCGTGTCCGGATTTCGGACACGGGGATTGTGCCGGAGCCGTGTCCGATTTTTCGGGGACCCCGTGTCCGGAAAATGCCGAAAGCCGTGTCCGGATTTCGGACACTAACCCTGTAAGGGAACCTTTAAGAGAACCAGTAAAGGAGGAGGAGGGCGCGCAGGCGCGCGAGGCGATTTCCGATGAGGTGTTCGGGGCGCTGCTCGACGCGCTGGGCCTCGATCCCGCCGCCCTGCCCGGCTGGTGGCAAGGCTGGCCGCCCCGGCTACACGTTCAACGCTGGCGCGACGAGTTGGGGCTGACAGAGTCCGAGATCATCGCCGCCGCGGAGGCATCCCGCCAGGAACACCCCGAACCGCCCGATGGGCCGAAGGCGCTCGACCGTGCGATGCAGCGCGCAGCAGGGCGCAAGTCCGAGCATACCGGTGGGAAGCGCGGCAAGCCCAAGGCGCCCCCTGCCCCGCCCGCGCCCCCGATTTCCGATCCTGCCGCCTTCTACGCCGATCTGATCAACTCCGACCGCTACCTGCCGGTCAGCGCGATCAGCAACACCATGCGCGACGCCATGCTGGCCCGGGGGCTGGTCACGGCCGAACGCCTGCGCGAACGGGGCGTGCGATGAGTCTGCATCGACCGGTCAGCCACACAGGCGGCAAACGCGCGAAACGCGCGCTGGGCGTGCAGGCGGCGTTGGAATGGGCGTTCAGGATCGAGAAAGCCCAATTGGAGCTTCCCCTGCCCAAGGACGTCACCGAGGAGGGCTTTGGCTTCGGCCTCGAATACGTCCTCCTCCAACGCGCCGCTCTGGGCTGCAAGATCGACGGTGGCCAGCACAAGATCGGCGGCTACACCCACGAGGACGCAGAGGTCATCGCCGCCACCGTCGCCGGGATCCCCGACACGCTCGGCGGCAAGCGCATGGCGATCCGCGTCGCCGAACTGGCCCGCGCGGGGTTGACGCCCGACTGGATGCCCGGCGCCGTGCCCCGTTGCGTGCCGGTCGAAATGAAGCGCAATCAACATGGAGAGCGCGCGACGACAATCGTCGTGGGCATTGAGCGTATCCTGACCCGCGACGGCAAATGGCGCACCGTCGAGGTTCTGGCCTGCCCCGTTACTTTCTCGCCCCACCCGCAGCGGATCGCCTCAGCGCGGCGGGCCTATGAGGACTGGTGGCAGGCGCTGGGCTGGGTTCGCGAGGGGCTGATCGCGGGCGGGATGCTGCGGGAGGTCGAGGTGACGGCGGTGATGCCGAAGGTGCGGCCTTGGAAAAAGCGATGTGATCAACGTTGAGTGCCGATGGAGCTGCTGTCCGATGTATCGTGTGCTAAGGGCTGGGATGCACCGCCTAACAAGCTTGCGCCTGCGCCGCAAAGACCCCCTTATAGGGAGCTCAAGCCCTGTTCACGATCACAAGAGAAAAGCCACCGACCCAGACGCCTATGTGTAAGCCTTGTGCCCACGAGATATTGCCCTATCCTGCTACCTTGTGGCATGCTGGCGGCCGATGATCTCCTTCAATCAGCGCACCACTCATGCGAGCAGTCTACAAGAGGTAAGGCGTTTTCAGTCTGAGCAAGCTAATAAAAATAGCCACCGTTTTGCTTGCGTTCTGACGTGGCTGCGAGATTAAGAGAGAGAAGGAAGCTGAGCCCATGTCATTCCGGTATATTGGCTCCAAGGCGCGCATCGTTGAAGCCATCATCGATCACATCGGCGCGCCTGACGGCGGTGTGTTCGTAGATGCCTTCTCGGGGACAGGAGCAGTTGCCGAAGCAGCGTCCCGCGCTGGCTGGCCCGTTCACGTTAACGATCATTTGGCTTCCTCGGCCATCATGTCCTACGCGCGCGTGACGTCCAAAGCCGATATCCCTTTTAAGGGGCTTTCGGGCTACAAAAACGCGATTGCCGCTCTTAATGAAGCAGTGCCCGTGCGCGGCTTCATTTGGCGCGAGTACAGCCCAGCATCATCAGGTCATTGCGACGTCTCCCGGATGTATTTCACCGAAGAGAACGCCCAAAAAATTGATGGCATGCGGCAGAATATTCGCGCCTGGCGGCAAGGCGATATAATTACGCCAGATGAAGAGCGCGTTCTCATTGCCGATTTGATGCGCGCTTCAAACCGTGTCGCAAATACTGCCGGAACCTATGGCTGCTTCCTATCCAAATGGCAGAGGCAATCGCTAGATGCCTTGGTGATCGAGCCTGGTGAATATCTCGAGGTCTCTCCGCATGCGACCATGAGCACGCGAGACGTTCATCAGGTGCCGTGCAGGCCGGAGGATACGGTCTATCTAGACCCTCCCTACACCAAACGCCAATACGCAGCCTATTATCACATTCTTGAAACCATCGCCCTTGGTGATGAGCCTCAAGTTGAAGGGGTCTGCGGCATTCGTCCATGGCGAGAAAAAGCATCTGACTTTTGCTATAAAGTCAGAGCCGCGAAGGCTATTGAGCGTCTTATTTCTGAACTCCCGGCTCGCCGTATTTTTCTTTCCTATAGCACCGAAGGTCACGTCCCGATCAAATCGCTTTCCGATTCTCTAGCTGGCATCGGAGAACTCAGCGTTCACTCGCTCCAGAATATCGGTCGCTATCGCCCCAACAAAACCGCCAGCAAAGCCGCCTCCGACGTCGTAGAGCTGCTTTTCTGCATCGAAAAGACCAAGGAAGCAAAGCGCGCCGCCGCATGAAACCATCGAGTACAGCTGAAGGTAAGCGCCTCGCAAAGGCCGATGCCTACATTTCTCAATGCCTGAAACGTTATCGCGGGAATAGCGATGAGTTGCGCTTCCAACTCTTGGAAGCGGCATCCTCCCGCCTTGGTGGCTTTGATTTTCACGCATTTTGCTCAAAGTTCGCGATCAAACCTTTGATGGCTCCCGAGCGCCTGCTTAACGATGCGAAAACGCTTGTTCAGCTGTTGGATGATACCGGAATCCACCCCTCACTTTGCTTGAGCGCACTGGCTCGGGAAGCCCTTGATCACAGTGAGCAGCGAAATAGCGGTGCGTATCACACGGACTTTCGGCTAGCCCTGCATCTCGCTCACAGCGTTGAGGCGCATTTCACGAAAGGGGCAAAGGTTCTCGATCCGGCCTGCGGTGCCGGGATATTGCTGACAGCCGTTTCCATCGTAGCCTGTGGACCGGATCGTCTACTAGCCAGCGAATGGCTTCGCGAGTCCGTTTATGCCGCCGATCTTTCAGCGTTCGCTCTACGTGGCACTCGGCTTTCACTTGCATCGCTCACTGATGACCTGGATGCCATTGCAGCGATGTACGCCCACTGGCGAGCACAGGACAGCCTGCTTGCCCCAGACGCCCGTTGGCTTGAGTTAAGCGAGGACGGTTTTGACGTTGTGATCGCGAACCCTCCTTGGGAAAAGGTCAAGCTTACAAGGCATGAATACGCCAAAGCGAACGGCGAAACCCGCGACTACGGAACGAGCTACCGCCTGCAATCGCTTGCTGGGTACGAAGAAGCCAAAACCGAGCGCGCCGCAATGGCGGGATCACTTATTGATCGCTACCCTGTCCTGGCAAAGGGCGAGCCTGATCTCTACGTCGCCTTTGTCGAGCTTCTTTACAAGCTGACGCGGGTAGGCGGACACGGTGCTCTCTTGGTTCCGGCGGGTCTGATCCGCTCGCTCAGCACTGAAACTCTGCGGCGGGCACTCGTAGAGGGTACGGATGATCTTGCCTTCACCATAATGGAAAATCGTGCACGGCATTTCGCCATCGACACGCGGTTTAAGTTTCTAGTCGTGAATTACCGCCGCAAGGCGAGTTCCAGCAAGGCGCTCGCGGCAGTGAAGATTGGCCATGCAACCGCCGATAGCGAGCGCGTGAAACCCGCCCCGCAGGTACGTCTTGCGCTCAAGGATATCGAGCATTTGCGCTCCGACCTTACTCTTCCCGAGGTGCGCTCGGCAGAGGAATGGTATCTGTTCAAGAAAATGCAGAATGGCGGGTTGGTGATCTCATCAGAGGATTCGTCTTGGTATCCCGAGTTTTGCCGTGAGATCGATATGACGCATGGCCGCCGTTACTTTGTTAAACGGCCAGAAAAAGGATGCCTTCCGGTCATTGAGGGCAGAATGGTCCAACCGCACCGTCTAGGGTGCAAATCTTACGTCTCTGGTGAAGGACGAAGCGCCGTTTGGCAAAATATTCAACCAGGACAAAGCCGGGTCGCTCCACAGTTCTGGCTGCCGTTAAGCGCAGCATCCGCAGAAGCCACGCGGCGCTCTCGGCGCATGCGCGTGGGCTTTTGTGATATCACAGGGCAAACTAATGAACGGTCTATGATGGCTGCGTTGATCCCGCCAGGAGTTATCTGCGGAAACAAGGTCCCGACGATTTCTTTTCCCAATGACCCATCGGATGATCGACTTTTCCTTTGGCTGGCCATTGTCAACTCTCTTCCCTTTGATTGGCTTCTTCGGCGCATCGTCACGACGACGGTAAATTACTTTGTCCTGCTCTCCCTTCGACTCCCCAACCTTGATATCAATTCACTACCTGCGCAGCGCCTGATTAGCGTCGCCCGAAAATTGCATGAGCTTGATCAGTCAAAAAATTCGAGCTTCGAGAATGTCTGGCGCATTGCCGAACTGCGCTGCGAAGCGGACGTTCTGGTCGCACGCGCATATGGTTGTTCCGAGGATGACCTAAGGCTCATTTTGCAGGACTTTCCTCTGTTGGATCGCGGCCAACCCGCAATACATGGCGAGACATCGTCCACCATCACAGAAGACGTCCTGCTTTCGGCCTGGCTCCGGAACGCAGAAGCGGGAAATGAACAAAATGAACAAATCGCCCAGCGGGTAGAGCCCGCGCGCAAACTCGGCGCAATACCCTATGTCAGCTCCGAGTTCGTCAGCAATATTCGAGAAAAATTCAACGAGGTTGTGCGGTGAGCAGTAGTTCGCAGACCATTGAGCGGGTTCTCCTTCAAAATATCGAAGACGGAGATCGCCGGAAGTTTATCGCCAAGTCAAATGACGCGGACAGCGGGGGCGGCGCTCGCGATCTGCGTTTTCGACCGGAAACCGAGTTCTTGCCTTTTTTTCGGCGCATGTTCCCGAACAAGACAACCAAGACCCGCAAGGCAAAAGGGGTCACTTCTCAAATTGAGGTTCTGAGTGGCACGGTCACTTGGCATGAACCGACTGGCGATAAGAGCGCCACGATGGAGATATGGCCTGCCACATACGCGCGCCCGAATGAATGCCGAATAGCACGCATCTCCGAGTTTGCTCTTGATGGCTTGATCCAAAACGATCCCAATGGCGGTCGTTCGGTGTTCATGATGTTCCAGCAAGCCAATCGAGATATTTGGCTGTATTTCACGACCGAGACGAGCCTTCTTACCCAAAACTGGGACCCGAAGATCAAGAAGTTTGCGCAGGATTGGTTCGACGACGGGTGCAAGTCAGCCTTTCTAGACTTGGTAACAAAAGAGCAATACCCACATGGCTGACGCCAACGATATTCTGGACCTGCTTGAGAACCGCCGCAACGTCCTGATTGCGGGGCCGCCGGGCACGGGCAAGTCCATGCTGCTGAGCGAGGTTGCGAGCCTCTTTGAAGCCAAGGGGTACTCCAGCACGCCGACGCATCAACCAGGTGCACCAGTCCCCATCCCGCCAACGCCCACGACAACGCTGCCGGGTGCAATCGGGACGTCCGCCAACCGGAAAGTTTTTCGCTGCGTTCTTCATCAGTCCAGCAAGTACCGGGATTTCCTGACAGGCGTGATGCCTGACGTCCGCGTCGGCACGCCGCCGGGCACGTTCAGAATTACCGAAGGCATTCTCTACCGTGCCAGTGAGTATGCAAAGCAGCCGGATAGCGCGGCGCTCCTCATTATCGATGAGATTAACCGCGGCCCGACCGTACAAGTATTCGGCGGAGCTATCGTGGCTATCGAATCCGACAAGCGCCTTGCGCCGGACGGCAAGCGGACGGCTGCAACACAGTTCTTCGATCTGATCAATCCGGTGGACGGTGATCTGATCGAGTATGCTTTTCCATCGCGGCTCTACATTCTTGCAGCAATGAACCAGGCGGATGTCTCGGTCGAGCCGCTGGATGTAGCCTTCCTTCGTCGTTGGGCTCCGTTCAATCTGGAACCCAAATCTTCGGTCTTGCGAGCGCATTTCGGTGTTGCCGCGACACCGATGGCAAGTTTGCCACTGAGCCCAAGCTCGGCACACGATGTGAGCGAGGCTGCTATCCAAGCGTTCGATGCGATAAACCAAAGAATTGCGCTTGGACGAGGACCGGAATTTAGGATTGGTCATGGCGTGCTGATGGCCAACAATGCCAAACCCTCAAACGTGGCTGACGCTCTTGCTCATTTTGCGACAGCATGGCGGACGGTTAAAAATCACATCGATGAAGCGTTTTTCGGTGACGTACGCGGAACCGCGATCGTCTTGAACGCAGATCGCGGCATTGCCGGAAACCCCTACAGCTTGGAAGAGACGTCCTTCGGGGATGCGCCCCGTGCCATGATCAATGGTCCGGTGAGCATTGATGCTTCGCAGGTTTATGATCTGTTGGTCGCCTTGTCCCAAAAGGCGGTTTAGTCGTCATGCGCCAATGGCAGCGCTTTACAGCTATTGAGTATGCGAAGCCTTCGGCTCTCCACGAGGAAATTGCCAAGCGTGGCGATGTTTCCGCGTCGGCCGCGCGCGAGCTTTTGCTCCGTGCAGGAGACCGTGTACGCGGGATCCTCGGACTTGAGAGTGTTCCGCTATCCATTAATGCCGACCGCTTTCAGTTTCAGAATGTGGCAGGTTTGCTTGTCCTTGCGTCAGGTCTTGAGCTCGAGATTGCGCCGAAATTTCTCGGCAGTGCACCCGGTTGGCGTGAGGACTTCTTCTTTCTAGCCACGCTTTCACACCATGGGCGGCTACTCGACAACGAGGGATTGAAATCATCGGCATCCGCGACTTCAGATCTTGCGACACTGATCGGTCGCTCTCTCATCGAAATGTACTGGAAAAACCAGCGTAGACCACTGCGAACCTATCGCCGTTTGCCCCACAGCGAGTTTGCCATTGAAGGGGATTTTGATCCCGAGGATCTGTCTGTTCCAACGGAGGAAGGCTTTTCGCAATCGGTGACCTCCTTCACCCGCGAAAACCCCTACAATGCTGTAATCAGGGCGGCTGCGGCAGGTCTTGCGCCCATTGTACCCGACGTCGAAACCCGCGTACGTCTTGAGCGTCTTGCGCAACATCTTCCGCATCAGCAAAGGCCATCACGTCTTCAGGATAGGCGAATGCCGAGCCGTTCGCGCGCTTGGCAACCAACATTTGATCTTTCTCTCGACATCCTGCGGGGGCTTGGCGGGGCATATGATCCGAAGAACGCTCTTGCGCCAGGCTACGTCATGCAGACATGGCAAGTTTGGGAGCAGCTCGTTTCGCTATCGCTCCGCAATGCGCTTATGCCCAAGAATGTGCTACTCCAGTCACCAAATAGGCTTGGGACGCGCACGCAGGATGGCGCAGTCAGAGTGCTTAACGTCGTTCCTGACGCTATCGCTACCGTTGCTGATTGTTCTGGGCAACGTCGGATCATCGTAGACGCAAAGTATAAGGGGCACGTAGATCGCTCCGCCACATCGATTTCCAATGCGGACATTTATGAATCTCTGGCCTTCTCTCGCGCGACTGGAATTTCTGAGGTGGTGCTTGTTTATCCAAGGCCGGTCAAGGAGGCGGTTCACTTTAGGGATGAGGTCGGCCACGCTGCCGAATTTTCGAGAGTTGAAGCAGATAGTATTTTGATTAGAGCGGTGGAAGTTGGCGTGCGTGGCATTTCGGGCCGAAGTGGCCTAAAAAATTTTACCGAAGCTCTCCGCCGCGTTTTATGATGCGCGTCTAGTGTTTCAACTGGCGTGTGGCGCGAGTTGTGATCAGAGCAGGCACCTATACGGAGCACCGCGTCACTGCTACTGATTTCCTTGTTATTTTATGCTCTGGGTCTACTGCGCCTGTCAAGAACTACAGGCTCGCCCCCCTCCTCTGGTTCCTCCCCGGCCCTGAACGTATGCGGGGGGGCGCAGCGCGGCGGTTCGCTAGCGTGAGGCATTTTCACCGGGGAAGCCAGGCGGAAGCCACCTTGCGTGCTGATGCCGGAATTCTTGAGTCAGATCAGCGGCTTGCGGAATCACGATCTGGCCGGGGTGGATTCCCGGCGGGAAGCCAGGGAAGCCACCTCCGGGGAAGCCAGGTTGCCAGAAGCCACCGCCGAAAGCCAATTTCTGAGAAGCCGTTGAATCCGCTTCACTTTTCGGATTGACAGATCTGCCCTCCTTGACCTACCCTTGGATCATCGAAGAATTGCGCCCGGAGGATCCCCTCGCGGGCGTTTTTATTTTCTGTCCCCACATCCGAGCCCCCTCCCATGCACCTCGTCTTCGCGCCGAGCCAGGTTGAGTCCTGGCCGATTGCCCGGCTGCGCCCCTATGCCCGCAATGCCAAGATGCACGGCGACGAACAGGTGGCGAAGATCGCCGCCAGCATGGCCAAGTTCGGCTGGACCGTTCCCTGCATGGTGACCGACGACGGCGAGCTAATCGCGGGCCATGGCCGCGTTCTGGCCGCGACAATGCTTGGGCTGACCGAGGTGCCGGTGATCCGGCTCAGCCATCTCGACGAGGCCGAGCGCCGAGCCTACCGGATCGCCGACAACAAGCTGACGGAACTGGGCGAATGGGACGAGGCGATGCTGCGCGACGAGATCGCGGGGCTCTTGGCCGAGGATTTCGACCTGACGCTACTTGGCATCAGCGACGAGGATCTGGACGCCCTGTTGCGGGATCCCGAGGCGCTGGGCGGGGATGGTCCGGTCGAGGGCGAGGACGATGTTCCCGAGGTGCCAGTCACGCCGGTGTCGGTGCCGGGCGATCTCTGGCAGCTAGGTGCGCACCGGCTGATCTGCGGCGACAGCACTGCGGCCTATGTCGTGGGGCGGCTGCTGGGTGATGTGCGCCCCCTGCTGATGGTCACCGACCCGCCCTACGGCGTGGAGTACGATCCCTCCTGGCGCAACCAGGCGGGGGCCGCGAAGACGAAACGCACCGGCAAGGTGCTGAACGACGACCGCGCCGACTGGCGCGAGGCATGGGCTCTGTTCCCCGGTGACGTCGCCTATGTCTGGCATGGGGCGCTGCACGCGGCGACCGTGGCGGAAAGCTTGGCGGCCGCGGGTTTCGCTATCCGGTCGCAGATCATCTGGGCGAAGGACCGGCTGGTCCTCAGCCGCGGCGATTACCACTGGCAGCACGAACCCTGCTGGTATGCGGTGCGCGCGAAGGGCAAGGGCCATTGGGCCGGGGACCGAAAGCAGACCACGCTGTGGCAGATCGCCAACAGGGATCAGGACGCTGACACCGTGCATGGCACGCAGAAGCCGGTGGAATGCATGCGCCGTCCGATCCTGAACAACTCGAGCCCCGGCCAGGTGGTCTACGAGCCCTTCATGGGATCCGGCACCACGCTGATCGCGGCCGAAACGACGGGGCGGGTCTGCTTCGGGGTCGAGTTGAACCCGGCATATGTGGATGTGGCCATCGAACGTTGGCAGTCCTTCAGCGGCCAAGAGGCGATGCTGGCGGAAACCGGCGAGACCTTCGCCGCCCTCAAGGCCAAGCGGCTCGCTGCATGAATGCGCCCCGTTCCGTGGCCGAAGCGCAGTCGGCCGTGTTCCCTGTGCACCTTGAGGCATTCGGCGATCCCGGCGATCTGGAGTTCGCCCCCCGCCAGCTCGGGCTCTTCTAAGGGAACTAGAACGCCAAAGAACGGGGCGCTCTTTTCACGCTATCAGTCCAAGCAGCCAGCACCTCCAGACAGGGTGCAGCCACTACCCGCCGCCCCAGCCTTCGTCCCCACCCCACCCGCGCCAAAGCCGAAGCCAAACCCGCCGCCGTTGAAGTCAAACCCCATGTCCAACCCAAGGTAGGTATCGTTGCCCAGATAGGCCCCGCCCACCGTGCCCCGGAAGGATTGCGTGCCGAACATGTAATCAACGCCCACTGAGCCGACAAAACTGTCGCGCTCGTCATCCGAAAACACCCGCAAGCCAATGCCCGTCTGCGGCTTGCCGCCCCCAAAAGAGAAAGACAGGCCCAGACCCAAGGTAGGGTCGGCCAGTGCAGGAGTGGCAAGGGCAAAGGTGGTGGCGAAAACGGTGGTAATCTTGGTCAAGGACATGGGCGGGATACCTTTGCAACAAAATTCGTTGAAAATGGCTATCCCCCCCCCCCAATCTTTGGTCAACGACAAGGGCGGCAATCCTTGCCATGACAGATCCCATGTTGCATCCGAGCAACGGCACGCGCAACCTGATCTTCCCTGTCCAAACACGCGGGCGAGACCCTCGGCGGCGGCGGCCTGCGCGGGGCCGACGGCACGGTTCACCGCAAGACCGATTCCGGCAACGCGATCCAGAGCCACCGCATCCCAGACAGCGTCTTCCGCATCATGCGCCACAAAGGCGGGCTGGGCGCGGCCGGATCGCACCCGGCCGTGTTCCCGGTGGCGCTGGTCGAGGCGGTGCTGGAGGCCTTCACCGATTCCGGCGACCTGGTGTTCGAGCCCTTCTGCGGCTCCGGCACCCAGCTGATCGCAGCCGAACGCACCGGGCGGCGCTGCTTAGCTGTGGAACTGGACCCGGTCTATTGCGACGTCGCGGTGCGGCGGTGGGAGATGTCGACGGGACTCAAGGCCAGCGTAAGCCGATAGCCTGGCATAGTCTGGAGTATTCGCTTGAGGGCCAGGACGCCGTGATCTCTTTGTCCCTCCGGGCCTGCTTTCGCCCCAGGCTTCCGAGTTTGGCAAACAGGTCCGGCTTTCTGATCGAAGCCTCTTTCATCTCGAGGCGCACCTCTTCGAGCTGGCCGCCAGTGATTCCGGAAGCATAGCAGAGTCTGTCGACCCGGTTCCGATCCTGAAAGGGGGGTGCTGTAAGGGTTTTGAGGCCGAGCGCACCAAGCATATCTAATGCGGCTTGTGGCTCTGTTCCCGCCAGAGAGCGGACGAGCATGTTCCGAGCGATGTCACCCGTCACAACCGATGGCGCATTCAAGTCATCGACCAGACTCTTCAGAAAGTTTGATGCCCCCTCTAACCGATAGACACAGAGCCTGTAGAAATTCTTCTTTTCCGAGCCAAGTTCGAAATTGCGAATTTCGCCACTCCACCGATCTTGTGGATCGCGGAACAGCGTTTCTAGATCTACCCGGAGCTTGGCGATCTTCGACCCACCGCTCCCAAAGCTACGTATCGCTACTTCGAACCAATCGGGGTTGATCTCGATCACCCCCTCCAAATCCTGATCTGAATAGGGTGCCGAAAACACCGAAAGATCGATTTTGCGGACCTGTCCAATAGAACCTTCAACTCTGGCCACGGTCGCGTCAAAATCTTCATCATGCAGAGAAATTCCGTTCAGGTTGTGCCAAAGCAAAACGCTGTCCTGCGCTTTCAGCACAGACAGGACGGCGTTGGAGAACGCCCTTTGCGCCTCCTTTAGCCAGTCAGGAATCCTCCGGGCTTCCACGAAGGACAATACCACCTGTGTGAGTGCATCTTTTGCCTCCTGCGAGAGCACATCCGCATGTTCGCCGAATTCGACGTCATCTCGACCCAACACGTGTACTTTCAAGGGCGCGTCCGTTTTGATCTTCAAGTCCGGAAAGCGCGACGTGAAAGCTGCGAGGTCGGCTGCGGTGAGAATAACATCGGAGTAGTGAACGAACACGAAAGTGATCCTTTTTCTGGCGCTTCGATTGGCACCTGTCAGACTTTGGCCTCGGATCGCAAGCCGCATCGATGCCGATGTTCAGGAATAAGGTCCTCTTTGTCACCGCACGCTCTTATAGACCGTCCCCCTACCCTCGGCCTTTTCGGCGGTGATGGACAGGCCCAGCTTCTTCTTCAGAGCACCCGAGATCGAACCGCGGACGGTATGGGCCAGCCATCCGGTGGCCTCGACCATCTCGGCGATGGACGCGCCCTCGGGACGCTGGAGCATGGCGATGATCTGGGCCTGCTTGGTGCCAGCGCGGATGGCGACGGGTTTCACTGTGCCGGTGTCGCTGGGCGCCTGAAGCGGTTCCGGCTTCGGCTTCGCCTTCCGCGCGCTGGCGACGGCGCTGGCCACCAGCGGCTCGATCCCGATGGCCTCGAGCCCGGCCTCGGTGGCAATCAGCGTGGTGCCGTGGCCTTCACCGGTCTCGCGCCACATCGGTTCGCCGCGCCGCAGGTTGACCTCGACCTCGTCGAGCCAGCCGCGGGCGATCATCTTGCCGACGACCATCTTGGCGGCGGCGCCGACCAAACCCTCGGGCAGCGGCAGGGCGAGGTTCCCCGGCCGGGTCGCGGCACGGGACAGGATCCGGGATTGGGTGTCGGACGGGGTGGTCATCGGGGCCTCCGTGGCTCTGGGCGCGCGCTGTGCGCGCCTTCTACGGACGTTCGCCCGGCTTACGCGGCCCCACTGGGGCCACGGTCCGGGCTCACCCCCGCATCGGACGGGGCGGCCGTCGCGCCGCGTGGCGCGTCAGGCGGCGTGTTCGCCTTCCTTGAAGGCGCTGTCGGTGATCTGGCGCAGCAGGCCCGCGTAGTGCTTGAGCGTGCCCACATGCCCCCAATGGATCTCGTCGGGGTGTGTCTCGAAGTGATCGGCGCTCAGAGCGTTCAGGCGCTCCAGGATGGTGTCGATCTCGGCCTTGGCGGCGATGAAGGCGTCGAGGGCCTTGTCGTTATTGCGGCGGCAGGTCATCGCGCAGCCCCCCCTCAGCGGCGGGCTGCGGCGAGGCCCGCAGCATAGGCTTCTTCAAGGGCGGCGCGCATCGCCCAGACGGCGACCTCGTGGAAATCGAGCCCGTCGCTGTTCTGGGGCTCGAGCGTCTCAATGAAGAAATGGCGCTGCGCGATCTCGAGGAGCAGCGTTTCGGGGGCGTTGTGGGAGGTGGTCTTGGTCATGATCCGGTCTCCGATCCGGGGGTGAGTTCCTGATCTCAGAGTCGCTCTTGCGGAAAGTATAATCAACGAAAACATCGCCCCTTTCCCGTTTATATTCAACGACTTGATCCGAGCAACAGCACCATGAAAGGCATGAGCGAACGCGAGTATGCGGCCCATTCCGGCCTCTCGCGCGGCGGGGTGCAGAAGGCGCGCAAGAACGGGCGGCTGGTGGTCTTTGACGATGGGTCGATCAATGCCGCGGCCTCGGATGTGCGGCGGGCGGAGATGACGGACCCCGACCAGCAGCGCCGGTCGCTTGGTGGCGAAGGGCTGGCCAGCGGCCCCGGCGACACGACTTCGTATATCAAGGCGCGCACGGCGCTCACGGTCTATGCGGCGCAGGAACGTCAGCTGGCCGTCCAGAAGAAGAAGGGCGCGCTGGTCGATCGGGCGCGGGCGGAAACGCTGGTGTTTCGCCTCGCGCGGCAGGAACGCGATGCCTGGGTGACCTGGCCCGGACGGGTGGCGGCGCTGATGGCGGCGCAGATCATGGCGGAGGTGGAACGGCAATCCGGGGCATCGGTGACGATCGAGACCGCGATCCTGCAGAGGGTGCTGGAAGCCCATGTCAGAGAGCAGCTCGACGCCCTCGCCGATCTTCGGGTCTCGCTCGGATGATGACAACGATCTGACAGAGGGTCTCGACCTCGGCTTCGACGGCGCCGAGGATCTGCTCCGGGTCTGGCGGCAGGGGTTGCGCCCTGATCCGAACCTGACGGTGTCGGAATGGGCGGATGCGCATCGCTGGCTTGGCTCGCGCGCCTCGGCCGAGCCGGGGCGGTATCGCACCGCGCGCACGCCCTATCTGCGCGCCATCATGGATGCGCTCTCGCCCGGCCATCCGGCGCAGCGCATCAGCTTCATGAAGGCGGCGCAGGTGGGCGCCACGGAAGCGGGCAACAACTGGATCGGCTTCGTCATCCACCATGCACCGGGGCCGATGCTGGCGGTGTTGCCCACGGTCGAGATGGCAAAGCGGTCCTCGCGCGGCCGGATCGACCCGCTGATCGCGGAAAGCCCGGCGCTGCGGGAACGCGTGAGCCCGGCCCGGTCGCGGGACGCCGGGAACTCGATGCTCTCAAAAGAGTTCCCCGGCGGCATTCTGGTGCTGACCGGCGCGAATTCAGCGACCGGGCTGCGCTCGATGCCCGCGCGCTATGTCTTCCTCGACGAGGTCGACGCCTATCCCGCCTCGGCCGACGAGGAAGGCGACCCAGTCACGCTGGCCGAGGCGCGGACGACCACCTTTTCGCACCGGCGCAAGGTGTTCATGGTCTCGACGCCGACGATCCGGGGGCTGAGCCGGATCGAACGGGAATTCGCGGCATCGGACCAGCGGCGTTACTTCGTGCCCTGCCCGCACTGCGGGGCAATGCAATGGCTGCAGTTCGACCGGCTGCGCTGGGCAAAAGGGAAGCCAGAAACCGCGGCTTATTACTGCGAGGGCTGCGAACGCCCCATCGCCGAGCACCACAAGACCGAGATGCTGGCCAAGGGCGAATGGCGGGCCACCGCCGTGTCCGCGGACCCGAAGGCCATCGGCTTCCACCTCTCGGCGCTCTATTCGCCGCTTGGCTGGAAGACCTGGGCCGATGTCGCGCGGGAATGGCTGGCGGCGCAGGGCTCGGAGGAAATGCTGCGCGCGGCGCGCAACACGCTTCTGGGCGAGACATGGGTCGAGTCGGGCGATGCGCCGGAATGGCAGCGTCTGGCAGATCGGCGCGAGGCCTGGAAGGTGGGCACGGTGCCGATGGCGGGGCTGTTCCTGACCGCCGGGGCCGACGTGCAGAAGGACCGCATCGAGGTCGACATCTGGGCCTGGGGGCGAGGCTTGGAAAGCTGGCTCATCGATCACATCGTGATTCCGGGCGGGCCCGACGATCCCGCCGCATGGGACAAGCTGACGTCCCTGCTCGGCCGGTCGTGGCAGCATGCGAACGGCGCTTTCATGACCGTGGCGCAGTTCGCCATCGACACAGGCTATGAGGCCGCGGCTGTCTATGCCTGGTCGCGCAAGGTGGGCTTCGAACAGGTCGCACCGCTGAAGGGCCTCGAAGGGTTCAACCGCGCCGCACCGGTCTCCGGCCCGACCTTCGTCGATGCGACCATCGGCGGCAAACGCCTGCGCCGGGGCGCGCGGCTATGGTCGGTCGCCACGGCGACCTTCAAGGCGGAGACCTACCGCTTCCTGCGGATCGAGCGACCGTCAGATGATGCGCGCGGCTCGGGCGTCCTCGATGCCCCCGGCACCATCCACCTTCCCGGCTGGGCCGACACCGAATGGCTGAAGCAGCTTGTGGCCGAACAGCTGGTGACCATCCGCAACAAGCGCGGTTATGCCCATCAGGAATGGCAGAAGATGCGCGAGCGGAACGAGGCGCTCGACTGCCGGGTCTATGCCCGCGCCGCGGCGTGGATCCTCGGCGCCGACCGATGGGACGAGGCGACCTGGCGGCGGCTGGAAGCGCAGGCGGGCGTGGAAACGCGCCTGCCGGTGGCCGTGCCCACGGCGACGGAAACGGCGGCATCGGCCGCACCCAAGGCCGGAAACCTGAGCACGCCGCGCCGGAAACGGCGGGCTTACACCCCGAACTTCATGAGGGACTGATGGACCTGGAACGTATGCAGGCCCTGCTGACGGCGCTGCAGGAAGCCCGCTTCGCCGGGCTGCGCAGCGTCAGCTACGACGGCAAGACCGTGACCTATGCCTCGGATGCCGAACTTGCCGCCGCGATCCGGGATCTGGAGGGGCGAATTGCCTCGGCCAGCGGCACGTCTGCCCGCCGTCGTCGCTGGGGCACCATTGCCACGAAGGGGCTTTGACCATGGTGCTCGACGCCTTCCGCGCCCGCCTTGGCTCGATCATCGGTGGGTTTGATGCTGCGCAATCCCACCGCCGCATGCGCGGCTTCCGCGCCACCCGCGCACATGTGAACACCCTGATCGCCGCCTCGGGCGAAACCATCACCGCCAGAGCGCGCTGGCTGGTCCGCAACAACGGCTATGCCGCGAACGCGGTCGATGCCTTCGCGAACCATGTCGTCGGCGACGGCATCAAGCCCTCGTCGAAGGTCGCGGATGCGGCAAAGAAGGAGGAGCAGCAAAAGCTCTGGCTCGCCTGGACGGACGAGGCCGATGCCGAGGGGCTGACCGACTTCTTCGGCCTGCAGCGCCGGGCCGCGCGGGAGGTATTCCTCGCGGGTGAGGTCTTCCTGCGCATTCGTACGCGGCGCGCGGAAGACGGACTGACCGTGCCGCTGCAGCTGCAGATGTTGCCCTCGGAGATGCTGCCGCAGGACATGACCCGCGTGCTGCCTGGGGCGGGATCGATCCGGCAGGGCATCGAATTCGACGGCATCGGCCGCCGCGTGGCCTATCACTTCCTGCGCCGCCATCCGGGCGACAGTACCGATCCCGGGCTGGCCGGAGAAACGGTGCGCGTGCCTGCGTCCGAGGTGATCCACATCCTCGACCCGGTCGAGGCGGGCCAGCTGCGCGGGGTGTCGCGCTTCGCCGCGGCCGTGGTGAAGCTCTTCACCCTCGATCTCTACGACGACGCGGAACTCGAGCGGAAGAAGACCGCGGCGATGTTCGCGATGTTCATCACCTCCCCCGCGCCAGAAACCGCCCTCGATCCGGCCGAGGACGATCTGGAGGTCGAACCCGGTCAGGTGGTGCGGCTGGATCCCGGAGAAGACGTCACCACGCCTTCGACGCCAGATTCCGGCAGCACCTATGAACCCTTCCAGTATCGCACGCTCCTCCAGATCGGCGCGGCGCTGGGCGTGCCCTATGGCTATCTCACCGGCGACACCGCGAAGGGCAACTTCTCGAACACCCGCATCGCCTTGGTCGACTTCCGCCGCCGCATCTCGGCCTTCCAGCATTCGGTGATCGTCTATCAGCTCTGCCGCGCCGTCTGGACGCGCTGGATGGACATGGCGGTGCTGGCGGGGGCTATCGACCTGCCGGGCTATGCCACCGACCGGCGTGCATACCTTGCCTGCGACTGGCTCCCCACGAAGTGGGACTGGATCGATCCGGCCAAAGATGCCGCGGCCGAGATCCTGCAGATCGAGGGGGGCTCAAGTCCCGCACGCAGGCCATCGCCGAGCGCGGCTACGACGCCGAACAGGTCGACCGGGAAATCGCGGCGGAGCGGAAGCGCGAGGCGAAACTGGGCCTCGACTTCCGGCGGCCGGGATCGCCCGCGCAGGCGGCGGGTGGCAGCTCTGCGCCGAGTGATGCCGAAGGTCAGCGGCAGGATCAGCAGGACGACGGAAATCAGGAAGAGGATGGCGAGGACCGGGAACCCCGGCCCGCGGAGGACGCATGATGCACCACACTCAGATCGCGCAGCGCGTCTTCAATACACCGCTGATGGTCGATCCCGCCAAGGCGCTGGCTTTCCTGACCGGGCTGGGGCCCCGGATCACCGGGCGAGACATCCGCATCGAAGGGCTGGAAATCGCCGCCGAAGATCGGGATGCCGCCACCCTGCCCGCCCGGGCCTCGCTCTTTGGCGACGACCTGACCAACCGCCAGGCAAGGAATGGCGGCCAGCCCTTCGCAGTCGTGGATGGGATTGCTGTGATCGAGATCGCAGGCACGCTGGTGCATCGCGGGGCATGGATCGGGCAGTCCTCCGGGCTCACCTCCTACGAGGGCATCGCCGCGCAGCTGCAGGCGGCGCTGGCCGATCCGGCGATCCGCGGCATCGCCCTCGATATCGACAGCTTCGGCGGCGAGGTCGCGGGGGCCTTTGATCTAGCGGATCGGATCCGGGCAGCACGGGCGCAGAAGCCGGTCCACGCCTTCGTCGCCGATCATGCGCTCTCGGCCGCCTATGCGCTGGCCTCCCAGGCCCACCGGATCGTCCTGCCCCGAACCGGCGCTGTCGGCAGCATCGGCGTCGTGGCCATGCACAGCGACATGAGCGGGGCGCTCGACCAGAAGGGGATCGCCGTCACGCTGATCCACGCAGGCGCGCGCAAGGTCGATGCGAACCCCTACCAGCCTCTGCCCGAGGCCGTCCGCGCCCGGATCGCGGGCGAGCTTGAGGACCTGCGTCAGCTCTTCGCCGAAACCGTCGCCGAAGGGCGCGGCAGTCGCCTGGACACCCTACGGGCGCTGGGCACCGAGGCCGCGGTCTTTCGAGGCGAGGCGGCGGTCTTTGCCGGTCTCGCCGATGAGGTGGCCGATCCCGTCACCGCCTTCCGCGCTTTCGCCGCCGCACCCCGCGGCACAGCCACCCTCAAATCCAACCCCAAGGGAAAGGGCCCGATGATGACCACCACCCCTGAAGACGATGCGCAGCCTGCGACTGCGCCTGCTGCCACCACCCCGCCGGAACCGGCCTCGCCCGCGGCGATCACACCGCCACAAACCACGGCGGCCGTCATGTCGCCCGAAACCATCCGTGCCGAGGCGGCCGAGGTCGCACAGGTCTGTGCGCAAGCCGCGCGCCTCGGCATCCAGATTGATGCCGCAGATGCCGTGGCCAAGGGCGTGAAACCCGAAGCCCTGCGCGCCAAATTGCTGGCCGATCTCGCCGCGCGCAGCGATGCCGCGGGCATCATCGCCACCGCCCCGGCCGCGGGCGCCAAGGACAGCCCCATCGTCGCGGCCGCGAAGAAATCGGCCGCTGCCTCGCGCTGATACCGAAGCCGATCTCTTCCGCGCCCGCCCAACCGCGCAGCGCCCCATCCCCCGAAACCGTGGAGACTGAACCATGCCCGTCCTGACGGAACCGCCCAGCATGGGCGACGTCCTCAAATACGAGGTCAACCCGAACTACACCCGCGAAGTGGTGACGCTGCTCGCGGGCATGCCTTATCCCGTCGGCTCGGTGCTGGGCAAAATCACCGCCAGCGGCAAATACAAGCTGGCGACCAGCGGCGGCACCGATGGCGCGCAAACCGCGACGGCCGTCCTTCTCTACGCCGTCGATGCAACTCTCGCCGATGCCACCGGCATTGTCGTTGCCCGCGGCCCCGCCATCGTCTCGCGCGCGGGGCTCGCCTATGACGCCACCGTCGATGATGCCGCAAAGATCACCACCAAGATTGGCCAGCTGGCCGCCGTCGGCATCATCGCCCGCGACGGCGTCTGACCCCCTTCACCCTCGGAGCCCCATCATGACCCTCGTCCGCAATCCCTTCGACGCTGGCGGCTATTCGCTGGCCGAGATGACGCAGGCCATCAACATCCTGCCCAACCTCTACACCCGCCTCGCCCAGATCGGCCTCTTCCGCTTTGAAGGCGTCAGCCAGCGGTCCGTGATCATCGAGCAATACGAGGGCGTCCTCAGCCTTCTGCCCTCCGTCCCCCTCGGCGGCCCCGCCACGGTCGGCACCCGGGAAGGCCGGTCCATGCGCAGCTTTGCCATGCCCTGGATCCCGCATGATGACGTGATCCTGCCCGCCGACATCCAGGGGCAACCTGCGCTCGGCGCCTTCGACGCGGCCGATCCGCTGGTCGAGGTGATGAACCGCAAGCTCTTGCTGATGCGGCGCAAGCATGCCCAGACGCGGGAATACATGGAGATGAACGCGCTGCGCGGCATCGTGAAGGACGGCGCGGGCACCACCCTCTACAACTACTTCACCGAATTCGGCCTGGCGCAGATCTCGGTCGACTTCGTGCTGGGAACGGCAGGCACGAACGTGCAGGGCAAGGTGCGCGAGGTGCTGCGCGCCATTGAGGACAATCTGCTGGGCGAGGCCATGACCTCGGTCCATGCCCTCGTCAGCCGCGAGTTCTTCGACAAGCTGATCGCGCATCCGAAGACGGAAGAGGCCTACAAGTTCTACGCCGCCACCGGCGCCCAGCCGCTACGCGAGGATGTGCGGCGCAACTTCCCTTTCGGCGGGATCCTCTTCGAGGAATATTCCGGCACCGTCACTCTCTCGACCAAAGCCACCGAGCGGCTGGTCCCGGCGAACGAGGGAATCGCCTTCCCCTTGGGCACGATGGACACCTTCACCACTTATGGCGGCCCGGCGAACCTCCTGGAAACCGCCAACACCATCGGCCTGCCGCTTTACGCCCGCCAGCATCTCGACGAGAAGGGCCGCTGGATCGACGTGATGACCGAGGCCTCGATCCTGCCGGTGAACAAGCGGCCCCGCCTCGCCGTCCGGATCCACAGTTCGAACTGAGTTGTCATGTCCGTCTTTGCCGCCGCCATGGACCGCATCTTCACCCAGGCTGACATGGCGGCCCCGGCCCTCTGGATCTCGGCCACCACCTCCGAGGAACGCAGGGTCCGCATCATCCGTCGCGCGCCCGACCGCATCACCGACTTCGGCGCGGGGCGCTTTGTCAGCGACACGACTGTGGTGGACGTGCGGGTTGCCGACCTTCCCGCACCGCGCCCAGGCGATCTGATCGTCATCGGCGCCGAGCGGTTCGGGATCCAGGGCGAGCCGCTGCGCGACCGCGAGCGGCTGATCTGGACGCTGGACCTGCGGCCGGAGGGGGCCTGATGAAGCTGAAACTCGAGATCAGCACCGATCTGGCGGCCCTGATGCAGGAGGAAATCCGCGCGGGCGAAAAGGCCGTCACCACCGCGCTGCACGCGGCAGGCGCGGGCCTGAAATCCGCCTGGCGCGGGCAGATCGTGCAATCGGGGCTCGGCACAAGGCTTGGCAATTCGATCCGGCTTGCGACCTATCCCAAGGGCGGCGAGAGCCTGAACGCGGCGGCGCTCGTCTGGTCGAACGCCCCGGTAATCGTCGGCGCGCATGACACGGGGCCCCTCATCCGTTCGAAAGACGGCTTCTGGCTCGCCATCCCCACCCCGGCCGCAGGCAAATCCACCCGTGGCGGGCGGATCACCCCCGGCGAATGGGAACGCCGCACCGGGTTGAGGCTCCGCTTCATCTACCGGCGCAGGGGTCCGAGCCTGCTGGTGGCCGAGGGGCGGTTGAACTCAAAGGGGCGGGCTGTGGCGTCCCGCGCGAAGACCGGCCGGGGGCTGACGACGATGCCGGTGTTCCTGCTGGTGCCGCAGGTCAAGCTACGCAAGCGACTCGATCTGGCGAGGGATGCCGAACGGGTGATGGATGGGGTGGAAGGGCGGATCGTCGCGGGGTGGGAATAGACCAAGCGGATATAGCATCCTCAAATGATCAGCGAACCGGCAGTATAGAGCGGAGAATCAAACAAACGAGACACAGTGCCCGATCCCCGCATAGCATCGGAGCCGATTCCTCAGCGATGGCAACAGAAAGCGGAGATTTACTCAACGCCGCCGAGCCTGTTAGATTAAGTTCCTGGCTGATTTGTAAGAAAGATATCAAGGTGATGCGCAATTTCTTCTTCGCTGCCCCTCTGCTGGCCCTCATCACCCCTCCAGCAGCTGCAGAGCCATCTCAAGGGGATGTTGATGCGGCTCGCTCTGCTTGCCGCGACGCGTTTCTTGCCCGAGATGCCGACGCCTATACTTCCGCCGCCGCATCAATGATTGCTTGGGGGCCTTTGCAGAACCCTGATTGGTCCAAAGAAGTCGAATTGTGCTTGGCTTTCGCGGGAGCGATTGAGGGGGCCGACCTGAGCGTTGCTCGCACCCGGGCGGCGTCGATGGTCGGCGGCGGAAGCCTGTCGCCGATATCGGGCGAAGAGAAAGCAGATACAGCGACACCCACCGCCGAAACGGACACGCAACTGACGAAATACCTTGCCCGCGTTGGCGAGGAGAACGCGGACATGGACAAGATCGTGAGCGATATTGTCTCGGATAGTGCATTCACTCCAGCTTCGGGGCCTGACCGCGATGCGCTCGAAACAGCGATCAGCAACTATGCCCGACCGATCCCCGCGTCACAGGCGGAACGCAACCTTCGCGCATATGAAGCTCTTGCAAGAATAAATCCTGAAAATCCGACCTACAAGGAAAGGGCCGCCCGTTACGAGCAAGCGATCGCCGCGGAACGTGAACAACTGGCGAAAACGGCTCGCCAACTCAAGAGCCGTCTCGTGCGTACGACCGCTGAATTTGATGGGTCGTCATGGGCCCGCCACCCATCTTCGCCGCGCTACCAAGACATTCGAAACTACGTGACACTCTATCTGCTTGAAACCGCGTCGGGACAGCAAACGATGGAGTTGTTCTTCAACTACACATCTCGCAACGGGTGGCTTTTCGTTGAGAGCGCATCGATCAACATTGATGGCGAGACGAGCCAGATACCCGCGGGACAGTGGCTCCGAGACAACGACACTGAGATCTGGGAATTCGCGGGCATCAGAGGCCCGATTGCCGAGACCTTGGCGCGCAAGATTGCGGAGTCGAAGCGTGCTGTCGTTCGTTTTAATGGGCAGCAGTTTTATGACGACTATGTCGTGTCTGACGCCGACAAACGGATCATGCGGGAAATGCTCGCAATGTGGGACGTGATTTCCAAGGAATAAGCGTCCACCTCACCAGAAAACATGCCCACCACCCGCGAAACCGTCCTCGCCGCGCTGCACGCGCGGCTGCAGCCGCTTGCCGCCCTCACCCTGCGCGACGAGGTGCTGCCCGAGCGGATCCCTGCGGCCGGGCTTATCATCCTGCGCGACGGCCAGCCGGGCGAGCCGGAAGTGACGCTGTCGCCTCTGCGCTATCACTACCAGCACCGGGCCGAGCTGGAGGTCGTCGTGCAGGCGGGCCCCGGCCGGGCCAGCGCCTTTGACGATCTGATCACCGCCATCGGCGCGGCGCTCGCCGCAGACCGGACGCTCGGCGGCCTGTGCGACTGGGTCGAACCGGAGGCCCCAAGCCCGGTCGATCTGACCATCGAGGGGGCCGCGGCGCTGAAGGCGGCGGTGATCGCTGTCGTTCTGCAGTACACCACGGCCGATCCGCTCGGCTAAACCCCTGACCTCAAGGAGAGAATGATGGCAAGAGCCCAAGGGGCGCGGGCGCAGATGGCGCTTGCGTTCGAATCCGTCTACGGCACCGCCCCGGCCTCGGGATTTCGCACGCTGCCCTTCGCCAGCACTTCGCTCGGCTCCGAGCAGCCGCTCATTGCCTCGGAGTTGCTGGGCCAGGGGCGTGACCCGACGGCGCCGATCAAAGATGCGCTGACCGCCGATGGCGATGTCGTGGTGCCGATCGACGTCGAGAACTTCGGTCTTTGGCTGAAAGGCACCTTCGGCGCGCCGACCACCACCGGCACCACGCCCAAGACCCACACGTTTCAGTCGGGGAACTGGACCCTGCCCTCGATGGCGATCGAAGTGGCGATGCCGGAGGTGCCGCGCTATGCGATGTACACCGGCTGCATGGTCGATCAGCTGAGCTGGCAGATGAGCCGATCGGGGCTGCTCACGGCAACCGCGCGGCTGATCGCGCAGGGCGAGGCCATCGATACGGTCACCGCCGCGGGCACGCCGACCACGCTCGCGCTGCAACGGTTTGGCCATTTCAACGGCGCGGTCAAACGCAACGGGGCGGCGCTTGGCAATGTCGTCTCGGCCGAGGTCACCTATGCCAACGGCCTCGACCGGATCGAGACGATCCGCAACGACGGCAAGATCGAGGGCGCCGATCCCGGCATGGCGGCGCTGACAGGCAAGATCGAGGTGCGTTTTGCCGACAGCACGCTGGTGACCCAAGCCATCGACGGCACCCCTTGCGAGCTCGAATTCGCCTGGAGCCTTGGCGCCAACGCAAGCTTCACCTTTACCGCCCATGCCGTTTATCTGCCGCGGCCCCGCATCGAGATCCCCGGCCCGCAGGGCATTCAGGCGAGCTTCGACTGGCAGGCGGCGAAGGCCACCAGCCCCGCGCGCATGTGCACCGCCACCCTTGTGAACACCGTTACGAGCTATTGAAGCGCATCAAGCGGTGGAGGCGGACAGAATTTGGCGATATTCCTCCAGTTGAGTCCCGATCCAGAGGAGCTGCCGATGACACCCGCCGAAATCATGGCCACATTCGAGCGCCAGGGGCCCTTGCCGCGCGCAGCGATCGAGGCGGCGCGAGACGAGCGCGAGGCCATGGTGCCGGTGTTTCTCGACTATATCGACCGGCTACAGCAGGCGCGCACGCGCGACCTCGACGGCATGGACGCGTTTCTCTTCGCTTTTTTCCTGCTCGCGGAATGGCGCGAAACCCGCGCCTATCGGCCTTTGGCGCGGCTCTTGCGGCGCGAGCCGGATTTTCTGGAGGCGCTTTTGGGGGATTCGATCACCGAAGCCTCGGCCCGTGTCATGGCCGGGGTCTTCGATGGCGATTTGCAACCGATCTTCGAGATCCTGCTCGACGATGCGAGCGATATTTACGTCCGCGGCGAGATGTTCGACACGCTGGTGATCCTGGCGCTTGAGACCCCGGGCCTGCGGCCGCAGATCGAAGTGTTTCTGACGGAGTTCTTCGATCTGACCGCGACGGTGACGGGCGAGGAGATCTGGTGGCCCTGGGCGGAATGCATCGCGGCACTTGGGCTGACCAAGATGGACACTGCGGTGCGCGCGGTCTTCGACAGCGGGCTGATCACGCCCGATTATGCCCGCTACGAGGATTTCACCGAGTTTCTCGGCAAGACGATTGCAACCGGGCATCCCGACTGGTTCACCCAGATGCCCAGCAACCAGCTGATCACCGATACCATCGCCGAACTGTCCTCGTGGTATTGCTTCTCGCCCGAGTTTATGGCGCGGCAGGCCGATCAGGGGCTGAAGGTGGTGTCGTCGCTGATGCCGCGGAGCGAGGATCCGTTCGAGGACATCGTCACCGGCAAGACCGGCCGCAATGATCCCTGCCCCTGCGGCAGCGGCAAGAAGTTCAAGAAATGCTGCCTGCAATGAACTGACCCGCGGCAGAATTCCTACCCTGCCCTTTGAGCGACGTGCCCCGGCACGTCGCTTTTGTTTTGGAGAAAGGCCGTCCCATGATCCGTCTGAACCTCTCGAACCAGCCCGAATGGCTGGACCTTGCCCCGGGCCTGCGGCTGAAGCTTGCGCCGCTCACGACCGCTCTGATGGTGGCGGCGCGCGCCGATCCCGACCTTGCCGCTCTGCCCGAGGGCGCGACGCAGGAGGAACTGGCGCTGGCCATGGCGAAAGCCGTGGCGCGTCTGGCCATTCTCGACTGGGAGGGGGTGGGCGACGAAGCTGGCGCCCCGACGGCGGTGACGCCCGAGGGCATCGAGGCGCTTCTCGACATCTGGCCGGTGTTCGAGGCGTTTCAGACCCGCTACGTCGCGCGCGGCCTGATGCTGGATGCCGAAAAAAACGCTTCCGCGCCCTCGCCGACTGGTCCTTCGGCGGGGGCGAAGGCTATTGCGCGGCCTGCCAAGGCCCCTGCCCCGATTGTCCCGCAAGACTGAACCAGCCGCAGACGGTCGAGGGCTCACAGATCTGGGATCTGGTGCAACGCCTTGGAGGGCAGCTGCGGCTCGTCCCCGGCGCGGTGATCGGCTGGGACATGGGCGCGGCACTCGCACTCGCCGAGGCGCTGGGCGTGAACAGCCTCATCGCCGCCGAAACCCTGCCCGAGATCGAGGCGGTGATGGTGCGCAGGCTCAACGAACAGATCGCCGCGCAGGCGGCCCCCTGAATGCCGCGCCTCGCGCAGGGCTCAGCGCGCCAGCGTCCGCTGAACGATGTCTGGATCTTTGTCGATCAGCGCAAGCAGCACCCGCGCCGGACCTTCCGGGCTGCGGCGGCGCTGCTCCCAGTTCAGGAGTGTGCCCTTCTTTACCCCGATGCTGCGCGCAAAATCGGTTTGCGATAGCCCCGTGCGCGACCGGATCGCTTGCACATCGGGCTCAGGCAAGTCGATCTCATGCACCCGTCCTCGCCCTTCGCCATGGGCATGGGCCAGCGCCTCCTTCAACCCCTGTTCGATGCTCGCAAATGCCTCGGTCATCTTGTCCTCCTGTAACTGGCCGCCAGCGCGGCCCCGAGTTCGCGCACCATCGCCGTTTCCGAAGCCGTCAGGTTTGCCTTCTCGTTCTTGGCAAAGACGGTGATCAGGAAAATCGGCGTCCCGTCATCGGGGCTGTAGAAATGGATCACGCGATAGCCGCCGCTCTTGCCACCGCCGGGGCGGGCGAAGCGGAATTTCCGCACCCCGCCGCCAATCGCAACGCCGGTCATCGGATTGCGGGCAACAAAGTCGATCACTTCGAGCCGCTCCGCCTCCGACATGAGGCTGCGGGCACGACGCTCGAATTCCGGGGTTTCGACGACTGTAACGATGGCCATGGCGCAATATGTGCGCCAATGGCGCATAAGTCAATGACGCATCATCTTAGGGAGCCTCACGATGGCAGAGAAACGAGTGTCTGTCCGCCTTGTGGCGGAGGGCGGGCGGCAGGTGCGCGCCGAGCTGGAAGGCATCGGCGCGGCCGGGGCGCGTGGCTTCGGGCGTCTCTCGTCGGAAATGGAGCTTGCCAACACGCGCATGGCTGGGTTCGCGCGCAAGGCCGGGGTTGCGCTCGCGGCGGTGACCGTGGCCGCCGCGGCGGCGGGCGTGGCGATGGTGCGCGCGGGGCTTGCCAATGTCGATGCGCAGGCCAAACTCGCGCAGTCGATGCAGACCACGACCGAGAGCGTGCAGGTGCTGACATGGGCGGGCGAGCTTGCCGGGGTCTCGATGGGCGAGATCGAGCAGGCGACGAAGAAGCTCACGACCCGGCTTTCCGAGGCCGCGAGCGGCTCGGGCACGGCGGTCGGCGCGCTCGAGAAGCTGCACCTGACAGCCGCCGGTTTGCAGGCGCTGCCGCTCGATCAGCGCATCATCGCCATTCAGGACGCGCTCAACCGTTTCGTGCCCGAGGCCGAGCGCGCGGCCGTGGCTTCGGACCTCTTTGGCGATCGCGCCGCGCTCGCCTTCCTGCGCATCGACACCGCCACGCTGCGCGATGCGGCCAAAGATGTGCAAGATTTCGGGGTGGCGGTGAGCGCTGCGGACTCGGCGCAGATCGAGCGCACCGGTGACGCAATCGCGCGGCTGAGCCTGATCTGGACCGGGCTTACCAACCGCCTCACCGTGGCGGTCGCCCCCGCGCTCGAGGCGGCGGCCAATGCATTGGCCGATGTGGCGCGCGCGAGCGGCCCACTCGGACGCGCGATCAGCCTCGTCTTCGAGAACCTCGGGCGGCTCGCCGCCACTGCCGCGACCTTCGCCGCCTTCCTGGGGGCACGCTGGGTAGCAGGCCTTGCTGCGGCGGCGCTTTCCGTGCGCGGCCTTGCCACCGCGCTCGTCGTCTTGCGCGGCGCGCTCATTCGCACCGGGATCGGGGCGCTGATCGTCGTCGTGGGCGAGCTCGTCTATCAGGTCTCCGAATTCGCGGCCCGGGTTGGGGGCGTGGGCGAGGCGTTCCGGTTGCTTTCAGATCTCGCGCGCGAGGTCTGGTCGCGCATTGGCCTCGCGCTCGATGCGGCGCTGGCGCGGATGGCGGCGGGCTGGCAGGGGGTGAAGGCCGATGCCCTTTCGGCACTTGAAGGAACCATCGCAGGGGTCGTGAGCTTTGGCGACCGCACGGCGGCGGTGTTTCAAGGCGCCTATGACGCGGCGGTGGCGATCTGGGGCAAGCTGCCGGGGGCGATCGGTGATTTTGCGTTTCAGGCGGCGAACGGGCTGATCTCGGGGGTCGAGGCGATGCTGAACGGCGTCGTCACCCGCATCAACCGCTTCATCACCGCGCTCAACGCCGCCCTGGACCTTCTGCCCGACTGGGCCGTGGGCGAAGGCGGGGTGAAGATCGGCACGCTCGATCCGGTGGAATTGGGGCGCATCGGTAATCCGTTCGATGGCGCGGCATCGGCCGCGGGCACGGCGGCCGCCGATGCCTTCTCGGCAGCACTCGGGCGCAAATATATCGAAGCGCCCGATCTGGGCCTCGGCACCATGGCCGATGAGGCCCGCTCCCGGGCCGCAGCCTATCGCGAGGCCTCGGGCATGCTTTCTGACGCGGCCGGGCGCCCGCTCGCCTCCTGGCAGGCGCTGAAGGATGCGGTGACGCGCACCGGCACCGATGCGGAAACGGCTCTGACCGGCGCGACCGGTGCCGCTGACGGGCTAGGTGCGGAACTCGACGAGACCGCCGAGGCAGCGCGGGGCGCCGGTGGCGCCGCGCGTGCGGCAGGCACTGCAGCCGCCGAAGGGGCGGAGCGCGCGGTGCCGCTCTGGCGTGCCGCGAGCGATGCGCTGGCCGATTATGCCGCCAAGGCGCGCGACATCGGCGGCGATATCGGCAACGCCCTCGTCGGCGCCTTTTCCTCGGCCGAGGAGGCCGTGGGCAGCTTCGTGAAGACCGGCAAGCTCGACTTCCGCGATCTGGTCACCTCGATGATCGCCGATCTCGCCAAACTCGCGGCGCGGCGCTTTGTTCTGGGCCCCCTCGCCAATGTGCTTGCCGGTGCGCTGGGCGGCGCCGGAGGGATCTTCGCGAGCATCCTGCACGCGGGCGGCACCGTCGGCGCCGCGGGTCCGGGTCGGATGGTCCCTGCCTTAGCCTTTGCCAATGCCCCTCGGATGCATTCCGGCGGCTGGGCCGGTCTGCGTCCCGACGAAGTGCCCGCGATCTTGCAGCGCGGCGAGCGGGTGCTCTCGAAGCGCGAGGAGGCGACGACCGGCGGCGCAACGCCACCAACCGTCAACGTCACGATCATGGCGCGCGACGCGGAGAGCTTCCGGCAATCCCGCACCCAAGTCGCCGCCGATATCGCCCGGGCGGTCTCGCTCGGCCGAAGAGGGATGTGATGGCCTTTCACGAGATCCGTTTCCCCGATGCGATCAGCCGCGGGGCGCGCGGCGGCCCGGAGCGGCGCACCCAGATCGTCGAACTGGCCTCGGGCGCCGAGGAGCGCAATGCCAGCTGGGCCAATTCGCGCCGCCGCTATGACGTCGCTTATGGCATCCGCCGCGCCGACGATCTGGCGGCGGTCGTCGCCTTCTTCGAAGCGCGCAACGGCCGTCTTTACGGCTTTCGCTTCAAGGACTGGGCCGATTTCAAATCCTGCCTGCCCTCACAAATTCCGGGCCCGACCGATCAGGCCATCGGCACCGGCGATGGCACCACGACGCAGTTTCAGCTGACGAAGCGCTACAGCTCCGGAGCGCAAAGCTGGACGCGCGCGATCACAAAGCCTGTCGCCGGGACCGTTACCATCGCCCTGAATGGCGCCCCGCAGCCCTCCGGCTGGTCGGTCTCAAACACGACCGGCCTCATCACCTTCGCCACCGCGCCCGCCGCAGGCATCGCCCTCACCGCAGGCTTCGACTTCGACGTCCCCGTCCGTTTCGACACCGACACGCTCGACATCACCCTCGATCTCGAACGGCTCGGCTCGATCCCCTCCATCCCCCTCACGGAGATCCGGCCATGAATGACGACACAAGTTTTGTCGGCGCAGTGCTGCGCGATCTGCTCACCTCGACAGCGGTGATCCTCGCCGCCTGGGGCGCGCTCGGCGGCGCCACCAATGCGCTGACCACAAAGATGCGGCTACGCGACGCGCTGCGCCATGTGCTTCTCGGCGGGCTGATCGCCGCGGGGATGGGGAGCCTCTCGATGGCGCTCGTCGCGCGCTGGCTCAACCTGCCGCCCGAGGCGATCGCGGCCGGGGGCGCGGCGGGCTCGGCCGCTTATCTCGTCGGTGTCTTTGGCCCGGCCTTCATCGAGGTCGCCCTCGCCCGGCTGCACGCGAAGAAAGGAGGCAACCCCGATGCATGAGCTCATCCGCCTCGCGCGCACGATCCGCTGCGATTCTGCCAATCCAGTCAAAGCGTTCCGCCATCGCCTGCGCATCGGCGTGATCGTCGCGGCGCTGATTTTTCTCGTCTCCACATTCGGGTGATCCCATGCACATGACCAACCGGGGCCTTCTGGCCCTCGCCCGGCACGAAGGCATCGTGCCCGGGCCCTATCTCGATCTGCGCAAGATCTGGACCTTCGGTATCGGCCACACCGCGGCGGCGGGGCCGCCTGATCCCGCGAAGATGCCGCGCGGCCTGCCCACGGATGTCTCCGCCGCGATCCGCGAGGCGTTTCGGCTCTTTCGCGCTGACATCGCAAGCTACGAGGCAGCCGTGCTGCGCGCCGTGAAGGTGCCGCTTGCCCCGCACGAGTTCGATGCGCTGGTCAGCTTTCACTACAACACCGGGGGCATCGCCAAGGCGGCCCTCACCCGCCACCTGAACGCGGGCAATCGCCGCGCCGCGGCCGAAGCCTTCATGGGCTGGCTGCGCCCCGCAGCGATCCGGCCCCGGCGCGAGGCCGAGCGCGATCTCTTCCGCGACGGCCACTATCCCACCGGCCCGCTCACCGTCTGGTCGGTCGATCGCAACGGAAGGGTGGGGTTCGCCCGCCCGCTGCGGCGGCTGAGCGAGGCGGACGCCCTCGCGCTGCTCTCTCCGCCCAACACACTGTGAACCCTTCCCCTTCTGACCCAAGGAGACATTCGATGCGTTACCTTCGCCCCAAATCCCTGACCTGGTGGGCCGGGTGCCTTGCCCTCACCACCGGCACCGGCGCGCTCTTCCTGCCCGATCAGGGCCAACTCGCCGCGCTGGCCCACCTTGTCGCGCTGCTCTCGGGCTCGGGCGACGCCGCACCGATGACGCTGATCAGCCTCGGGCTCGGCCTCATCGGCCTGCGCGACCGCATCGAGCGCGGCTTTGCCGGGCAGGACAAATGAAGTCCCTCCCGCCAGACCTTCAGGCCCACCTCGACGAGGGCACGACAACGCTCGCCTGGTGCTGGCGCATCACCCGCGCTGACGGCGTGAGTTTCGGCTTCACCGATCACGACAGGACATTGTCGTTCGATGGGACCGACTTCGAGCCGGAGAGCGGGCTGACCGCCTCCGAGGTGCGGTCGGGCTCCGATCTCTCGGTAGATGCGCAGGACGCCGAGGGCGTGTTGACCTCCGACCGGATCACCGAGACCGACATTCTCGATGGCCGCTGGGACAATGGCACGGTCGAGGTCTGGCGGGTGAACTGGTCGGCCCCGGCGCAGCGCGCACTGTTGCGGCGCGGCGCCATCGGGCAGATCCGGCGCGGGCGGCTCGCCTTCGTGGCCGAGGTGCGCAGCCTCGCCCATGTTTTGGGCCAGACTGTCGGACGCACGTTTCAGGCAACCTGCGACGCGGCGCTGGGCGATGCGCGCTGCGGCATCAATGCCGAGGCGCCGATCTACACCGGCACCGGCACGGTGGTCGCGCTGCAGCGTGATCGCGCCTTCACGACCGAAGGGCTGCAAGCCTATGCTGCGGGCTGGTTTTCCTATGGACGGATCCAATGGACGAGCGGCGCCAATGCCGGGCGGCAGGCCGAAGTGCTCTCGCATGTCCTTCTCGATGGCGTGGCGGTCCTGACCCTGCTCGAAGCGCCGGTGCGGGCCATCAGCGAGGGTGATGCCTTCACGATCCGCGCGGGCTGCGACAAGAGCTTTGCGACCTGCCGGGCGAAGTTCGCCAATGTCGCGAACTTTCGGGGTTTTCCGCATATCCCCGGCCAGGACGCCGTTCTGCGTTACGCGACGAAGGACGGCGGCCATGAGGGGACGGTGCTATGACCGCGACAGCACCAACCGCCGATCCCTCCCGCGTCATCGCCGTGGCGCGCTCTTGGCTCGGCACGCCCTACCACGACCAGGCGAGCCTCAAGGGCGTGGGCTGCGATTGCCTCGGCCTTGCGCGCGGCGTCTGGCGCGAGGTCGTCGGGCCGGAACCGTTCCCGATCCCGCCCTACAGCCGGGATTGGGGCGAGATGGGCCCGCGCGAGGTGCTGGCCGAGGGCGCTCGCCGCATGATGCCCGAGATTGCCCCGGACGATGCCCTGCCCGGCGCGCTTATCCTCTTCCGCATGAGGCCCCGCGCCATCGCCAAGCATGTCGGCATCCTCACCGGCCCGGACCCCTTCCTCCACGCCTATGAACGGTTGGGCGTGATCGAGGAACCGCTGACACCGACATGGCGGCGGCGCATCGCTTTCGCTTTCCTGTTCCCGGCACGCTGAGAATCCCAAATGGCAACGCTTGTCCTCGGCGCCGTCGGCTCCGCCATCGGCGGGGCTTTCGGCGGCACGATCCTTGGCCTTTCCGGCGCCGTCATTGGCGGCTTTGTCGGTTCGACCGTGGGCTCGGTCGTCGACAGCTGGATCGTGTCGTCGCTCGCGCCTGCGCAACGGATCGAGGGTCAGCGGCTCGACACGCTGCGCATCACCTCCTCGACCGAAGGCGCGGTGATCCCGCGCCTTTACGGGCGCATGCGCATCGGCGGCAACATCCTCTGGGCCACAGATTTCCGCGAAGAGACGAAGACCACGACGCAAGGCGGCGGCAAGGGCGGGGGCGGCGGCAAGGTCAAGACCACCGAATATCTCTACTATGCGTCCTTTGCCGTCGCTCTTTGCGAGGGGCCGATCACCGGCATCGGCCGCATCTGGGCCGACGGCAAACCGCTCGACATGACCGGCATCCCCTGGCGCTGGTATCCGGGCAGCGAGACGCAGACCGCCGATCCCTTCATTGCGACCAAGATGGGGGCCGCCAACACCCCCGCCTACCGCGGCACGGCTTACGTCGTCTTCGAGGAACTGCCGCTTGCCAGCTTCGGCAACCGCCTGCCACAGCTCAGCTTCGAGGTGTTCCGGCCATTGGCCGACCCGGACACCGCCGAGGGGCTGATCAAGGCGGTGACGATGATCCCGGCCTCGGGCGAGTTCACCTATGCGACCGAGGCGATCCGCAAGGGCGAGACCGGGGCGCAAGTGGCCGAGAACCTGAACGCGGTTTCCGACACCGCCGACATGGTGGTGGCGCTCGACCGGCTGCAGGCTCTGGCGCCTGCGGTCGAAAGCGTCAGCCTCGTCGTCGCCTGGTTCGGCAATGACCTGCGCGCGGGCGATTGCGCGATCAAGCCGGGCGTCGAGGTGGCGACCAAGACGACCAGCCCCAAGGTCTGGACGGTCAATGGGGTCTCCCGCGCGGCGGCCCATCTGGTCAGCCGCGACGCCGAGGATCGGCCCGTCTATGGCGGCACGCCTGCGGATTTCGCGGTGGTTGAGGCGATCCGGGAGATGAAGGCGCGCGGGCTGCGGGTGACGTTCTACCCATTCCTGCTGATGGATGTGCCGCCTGGCAACACGCTGCCCGATCCCTATTCCGACAATGCCGCGACGCTCGGCCAGCCGAGCTTCCCGTGGCGCGGACGGATCACCTGCTCCCCGGCCGCAGGTTCCGCGGGCACCGTGGACAAGACCGCCGCCGCGGCCACGCAGGTCTCAAGCTTCTTTGGCACAGCCACCCCGGCGCAGTTTTCGCCGTCTGGCGACACCGTCACCTTCACCGGCGCGCCGAGCGATTGGGGCCTCCGCCGCATGGTGCTGCATTACGCCCATCTCTGCGCCGTCGCAGGCGGGGTCGATGCCTTCCTGATCGGCTCCGAGATGCGCGGCCTCACGACGATCCGCTCGGGCGCCAACGCTTATCCGGCGGTAACCGCGTTCAAGGCGCTCGCGGCCGATGTGCGCTCCGTCCTCGGGGCGGGCACCAAGATCGGCTACGCGGCCGACTGGTCGGAGTATTTCGGCCACCAGCCCTCTGACGGCACGGGGGACGTGTATTTCCACCTCGACCCGCTCTGGTCAGATGCGAACATCGATTTCATCGGCATCGACAATTACATGCCGCTTTCCGACTGGCGCGATGGGTTTGACCATGCCGATGCCCTCCAAGGCTGGCCAGCGATCTATGACCGCGGTTATCTGCAAGCGAACATCGCCGGTGGCGAGGGTTTTGAGTGGTTCTATGCCTCGGCCGCCGACCGGTCGGCGCAAGTTCGGACCCCGATCACCGATGGAGCCGCGGGCAAGCCGTGGGTCTTCCGCTTCAAGGATCTCCGCGCCTGGTGGTCGAACTCGCATGTCAACCGCCCGGGCGGGGTCGAGAGCGGCCCGCCCACCGCATGGGTGCCGCAATCGAAGCCGATCTGGTTCACCGAACTCGGCTGTCCCTCCATCGATCGGGGCACGAACCAGCCCAATGTCTTCTTCGATCCGAAGTCATCCGAGAGCGCCACGCCGCATTTTTCGCGGGGCTGGCGCGACGATGCGATCCAGCGCGCTTCTCTCGAAGCCAGCTACCTTTGGTGGGGAACTCCGGCCAATAACCCGACCTCGTCCGTCTATGGCGGCCGCATGGTGCATGTGCCGGAATGCGCCGCCTGGACCTGGGACGCGCGGCCCTATCCGTTCTTCCCCGAACTGACTGGCGTCTGGACCGATGGCGCGAACTGGCGGCTCGGTCACTGGCTCACCGGACGGCTCGGCGCGGTCTCGCTCGCCGCCCTCGTGCGCCACCTGTGCCTGCGCGCTGGGCTCGCGGAAAGCCTGATCGACGTCTCGGGTCTCTGGGGCGCGGTCGAGGGCTATGTGATCGGGGCCATTGAGTCCCCCCGCACGTCGATTTCCACGCTGGCCCGACATTTCGGCTTCGACGCCATCGAGACCGAGGGCGTGATCCGTTTCATCATGCGCGGCCGCGCCTCGGTCGCGACGCTGGCCATTGATGATCTGGTCTCAAGTCGCGAGGGCGAGGCCTTCGAACTGACGCGCGGCCAAGAAACCGAACTGCCGCAGGCCCTGAAGTGGCAGGTCGCGCGCGCCGACGAAGATTACGACGCGGCGCAGGTCGAGGCCCGGCGCATCACCGTCGATACGACGCGCATCGCCTCGGAGAGCTTCCCCATCGCGATCCCGCCCGAGGAGGCGGAACGGCGCTGCCGCCGCGCGCTGATGGAGGCCTGGATCGGCCGGGAAAGCGCCACCGTCCGCCTGCCGCCCTCTATGCTGGCCCTCGATCCGGCCGACGTGATCCGGCTGGCGCATGACGGCCGCGAGGTCGAGTTCCGCCTCGTTTCCATTGCCGATGCTGAAGCGCGCGGGATCGAGGCGGTGCGCCAGGACCGCGCCGCTTACGACCTGCCGCCCGGCGATCCCCGGCCCGCGAATGTTGCGAGCCCCGTCGTTTTCGGCACGCCCGAGGTGGTGATGCTGGATCTGCCGCAGATCAGCGAGGAGGTTGCCGCGCATCGCCCCTGGATCGCGGCCCATGCCAGCCCCTGGCCGGGCGAGATCGCAGTGTTCCGCAGCGCATCCACCGACGGGTTCAACCTCCTGACGACCTTCGGCAGTCGGGCACGGATTGGCACCTTGGCCTTCGATTTCTTTCCAGGGCCGACCTCGCGCTTCGATCTGGGCAACGCGCTGGTGGTCGATCTTCTGTCCGGGACGCTGGAGAGCGTGACGGATGTCTCCCTCTTCGGCGGGGCCAATGCACTTGCCGTAGAGACAGCGGCCGGGGTCTGGGAGATCGTCCAGGCAGGCGGAGCTGAACTTGTCGCCCCGGGCCGCTATCGCCTGACCCGCCTTCTGCGCGGCCAGCGCGGGACGGAACACGCGATGGGCAATCCCACCCTTGCCGGGGCGCGGGTCGTGGTACTGGACACCACGCTGGCCTCGCTGCCCATTGCCGAGACTGACCTTGGTCTGCCTTGGAACTGGCGTGTGGGGCCAGCCGCGCGCGCCGTCAACGACGACAGCTTCGCCGCGCTGGGCTTCACGCCGACCGGGCGCGGCCTCGTGCCCTTCGCGCCGGTGCATGTCGAAGAGCCCTGGCGAACGGGGCGTAACCCGGGCGATCTGACGATCCGCTGGACGCGGCGATCCCGCGCGCTGGTCGCCGATGCCTGGGAACAGGTCGAGGTGCCGCTGACCGAAGACCTGGAGAGCTACGATGTGCAGATCCTCGACGGGACGACCGTCAAGCGCACGCTGACCAGCAGCACGACCTCCGTCCTTTACACCGCCGCCCAGCAGCTCACCGACTGGGGCGCGCTGCTCGGCCCTGATCAGACGCTGGCGCTCCGCATCTACCAGCTTTCGAACCGCCTCGGCCGCGGCACGCCTGCCGAGGTCACGCTGCACTTCTGACCCCAACCCACCGGAACCTCCATGTCCGACACCACGACCCATCTGGGCCTGCCCTACCTTCTGGCAGCCCAAGCCCAGAAGCATGTCACCCACAACGAAGCGCTCCGTCTGCTCGATGCCATGGTGCAGCTTTCGGTCCTCGACCGCACGCACACCACTCCCCCGGCCAGCCCGGCCGACGGCAACCGCCATCTGGTGGCCTCGGGCGCAACGGGTCTCTGGGCCGGGTGGGACATGAACATCGCCTTCTGGATCGACGGCGCGTGGATCCGCCTCGTGCCGCGCCCCGGATGGCTCACTTGGGTCGCGGCCGAGGGGCTGTTTCTGGTCTGGACCGGCAGTGCCTGGGAGGTGGTGGGTGAGCCGCGCGACGTCTCGGATGCCGTCTTCTGCCTGGTGAACGATGCCGATCCGACGAAGAAGGCGACCTTCTCGCTGGCGGGGATCAGCGCGGGCAGCACGCGCAGCTTCACCCTGCCGAACACCTCCTCGGAACTCGCGATCTTGGCGGGCACCCAGACCTTCACCGGCAACAAGACGTTTTCGGGCACGCTGACTGCCTCGGGCACGGTCACTGTCTCAGCAGCTTCCGCCAGCGTCGGCACGGCGACCACGACCGCCACCTATGGGATGGGCACCGGGGCGACGACAACGGGCGTCACCAAGACCGTGAACCTTGGCACCGGCGGCGCGTCGGGGTCGACCACCGTCATCAACATCGGCTCGGCCACGGCAGGTGCTGGCGGCACGACCGTCGTCAACACGCCCACCGTCACCTTCGCCAATGCCGTCACGCAGGTCGGCATGCCGCAGGCCAACCTGACCGCCCAGCTCTTGGGCCTCGGCGGGGCGGCGGCCGACAGCTACAACCGGCTCTCGGTCAACACCCCCGCGGTGCTGCTGAACAACGCGGGCGCGGGCATCGAGGCGACCGTCAACAAGGCCGCACCCGCCAATGACGCCAGCTTCGCCTTCAAGACCAATTGGTCGGCGCGGGCCCTGATCGGGCTTCTCGGGAGCGACGATTTCAGCATCAAGGTCAGCCCGGATGGCTCCTCCTTCTACGACGCGATAAAGATCGACCGCGCGAGTGGTCGGGTCGAGATGCCCGAACCCCTCGTGCTCCCCGCGCTCGATGCCGTGCCCACGCCGCCGCCTTCCGGCAAGCTTGCGCTTTATGCCCGCAACCGCGCCGGGGCGGGATGGCTCGATGTCCAGAGACCGTCGGGGCGGTTCTTCCCGCTGCAGCCGCATTTCGGGGTGAACCGCATCGCGACATGGGCCCCTTCCAGCGGCACGACGATCAACACCAACGGCATGCCGCGCAGCGCCGTTGGCACCGCTGCCACGCCGACGCTCGCCACCACGAACCTCTCCACATCGATGCGGCGCTGGCGCATGACGTCGGCCGCCACCGCCGGGGCTGCGGCCGAGGAACGCTCGGCAGGCTGGGTCTGCTGGCGCGGCAATGCGGATGGGCTCGGCGGCTTCACCTATGTGAACCGGCTCTCGCTCGTCACCCTGCAACCCACCGGCACGGGGTTCTTCGGCCTGATCGGGTCGGTCTCGGCGCTGTCCACGACCCTGACGCTTTCGGCCGTCGTCAACGCGCTGGGCATCGGCTTCGAGCGCGGCACCCATGACAACTGGCAGATCGTCCACAACGATGGCGCGGGGGCACCGACCTTGATCGATCTCGGCGCGGGTTTTCCGGTGGCAAGCACGACGAACGTCCTGACCCTCACCATCGTCGCGGCGCCAAACGGGACCGAGGTCGGGATCCGGGTCGTGGAAGAGGTCTCCGGCACGGCGGCCGAGGCCACGATCACCACCGACATGCCCGCGTCGGCCCAACTTCTGAGCCCGCGCAACTACCTCAACAACAGCACCACCGCCGCGGCCGTCGCCTACGACTGCTCCGGGGTCTATGTGGAGACGGACTATTGAGGGCCGTCTTGCGAGACGGGCCGGGCAGCGCCGGTCAGGAAGCGCCAACGCCTCGACCGACCGGCACCCCCGGCCCGCTTCGCTGGTTCACGGTTTCAATGAGCCGCAGGGAATCGCTGCCCGAATACGTTGACACAGGACCACCGCCGCTGTCGCACGCCGAAATGGGCACAAATGTGCACCTGCGATCAGGCCCTCGTGCGACGTCGTGGCCTGGATATCCTTGGTCGGTCACCACCTGGAACCTTGGCCTTCCCGGTGCAGGTAGTCGATTACACAAGTGCGGAGCAGTCGCGCGCGGCTGACTAGTTCGAAGCGCGGCCGGAAGACGCCGTGCTTGTCCGGATGCTGAGCGACTACGCTGTTCTGCGCGATCAGGCGCGGGCCCGCCGTTGAAATCCGAACCTAGCGATGCCCCACCCTGACTGAGTCCGACTGCCTGATAGCAGCTTAGCCTACCGTCACCTCGGTCAGCATGGACATCATCAACTGCATCTAATTCACCCTTTGGTTGATCGCCGGTGACTCCTCGTCAGAAAGCCGGTATCGTTCGATGTGAACTGGCTCAGAGATCATTGAGGAGCGGCTTTTGCGAGTATGTCGGATAAGTATCAATCATTTCCGTGGCATCAAAGGCGCCGTTTTGCACTTGCCCAAGCATGCGGTGCTAATCGGCGACAACAATACTGGCAAAACGACAATTCTTGAGGCGCTGGACCTTGCACTTGGTCCTGATCGACTGAACCGGACGCCACCGATTGATGAGCATGATTTTCATCAGGGTCAGTATTTGGCCGAGTTGGCTCCGGATGCGGCTGAAGGCGACGACGGCGATGCGGTTGCTGCAGCTTTGGGCCCCAATGAACCTGCTCCTGCTGAAGATCATGACGCTAAAGCGCCGCGCATCGAGATTGAAGTCACGATTGCCGACTTGAGCGAAGAGCAGCTGGCCCGCTTTGGTGACAGCGTAGAGTTTTGGGATTCCAAAGCGGATACCTTCTATGATGCACCAAACCCGGAAGGCATCGACCCGGCCCATATTGTCGAAGCGCTCCGTGTGACATTCCATGGCTGGTACGACGCGGAAGAAGATGACTTCGAGGGGCGAACTTACTTCACGCGCAGCCTCTTGGACGGGGGCACGCAAGTCCTTTTCACGAAGAAGGACAAGCAGGCTTGTGGCTTCCTATACCTTCGATCCCTTCGCACTGGCACGCGCGCACTCAGCCTTGAGCGCGGCAGCCTGCTCGACATTATCCTCCGGCTTAAAGAAGTCCGGCCGCAAATGTGGGAAGACACGCTCGCGACACTGTCGGGCTTCTCCGTGGCTGCAGATCCAGACCTTGGCATTACTGGCGTACTCGAAAGCATTAACACCGCCCTGAAGAAGTACGTGCCAAAGGAATGGGGCATTGAGCCACATTTGAAGGTTTCAAACCTGACCCGCGATCACCTTCGGAAAGTCATCACGGCCTTCATAGCTACAGGGGAAGGCCAGCATGCGGCCCCGTACTACCGTCAGGGAACAGGCACCATCAACATGCTTGTCCTGGCAATGCTGTCGCAGATTGCAGCCGACAAGCAGAACGTGATTTTTGCGATGGAAGAACCGGAAACCGCCATTCCGCCGTATGCGCAAAAGCGGATCGTTCATGAAATCCGTCAGCTCGCCTCTCAGGCTCTTTTCACGTCGCATTCCCCCTATGTACTTGAAGAGTTTGCCATCGAGGAAACTGTCGTACTAGGGCGCGACTCTGAAGGTGTGCTTTCTCGCAAGCCAATCAGCTTGCCCGATAACGTGAAGCTCAAGCGGTACCGGCAGCAGTTCCGGGTGCGGTTCTGCGAAGGGCTTCTCGCCCGCCGGATATTGGTTGCAGAAGGCGCGACAGAGGCATCAGCGTTCCCTGTTGTTTGCCGACGGCTAAGTGAACTGAAACCGGATACCTACCGTTCCCTCGAAGCTATGGGCGTCTGCGTCGTTGACGCCGATAGTGAGACAAACATACCTGGTATGGCTAGGCTCTATCGCGACCTTGGCAAGCGCACATTCGCTTTGTGTGACAAACAGGAAGCTGCACACCAAGCCGCCATCGAGCAAGAAGTCGAGTGCCTGCTTATGCACGGCGAAAAGGGATTTGAGGCAATGGTCCTCAAAGGCACGACCGAAGATGCGCTCAAGCGTTTCGCCGCGACCATCGACTGGCCGCAGGACCTTACGCAGACCTTCCCCGATCCAGTCGCTCAGGCGACCGATGCGCTGGCGGCATACTTCAAGAAGAACAAAGGGAACTGGGGCATTTCCGATTTCCTTGCACAGTGCTCCGAAGACGAAATACCGGAATGGCTTAGGCAGGCCTGCACGCGACTTAAGGACATCTGCGATCCCCCGCCGCCTGCAGAGGCGGCCGCACAAACCGAAGCTGGCGAACCGGGGGCGCCTGCGGATGGAACTGACTGAAAAACAACAAGACGTTCTTGCTGCAGGCGGCCATCTCCTCGTCACAGGGGGGCCGGGGTCAGGGAAGACAACGATCTCTATTCACAAAGCGGCCGGAATTGCCGCGAGGGATCTGCGACCAGGTCAGCAGGTCCTGTTTCTCAGTTTTGCTCGCGCCAGCGTTTCGCGTGTTGTCGAAGCCATCGAATACGAACAGCAGATCCCGCGCCAGTTGAAGAGCCGTATCGAGGTCGAAACCTATCATTCGCTGTTCTGGCGCCTCCTTAAGACCCACGGTTACCTTGTCGGTCTGCCCCGGCGGTTGACGATCCTCACGCCGCCAAGCGAAGCGATTGCTCTGTCGGCTATTCGCCTTGGCTTCGGGGCTGACAGCGCCCTGTCCGATGCCGAAAGGGCAGCTAAACACGCGGCAGAAAATACGGAACGGCGGCGCCTAGCCGAACAGGAAGGCCGCGTCTGCTTCGATCTGTTCGCGACGTATGTTGGCGACCTTTTCACCGGAAGCGAGCGCCTCCGCCGACTCTTTGCGACCATGTACCCAGTCGTCATTCTGGACGAGTTCCAGGACACAAATGCCGCCCAATGGCGCATCGTTGAGGCGATCGGCCAATTTTCACGGCTCATCGCGCTTGCCGATCCCGAACAGCGCATCTTCGATTTCATCGGCGCTGACCCGGAAAGACTCAACCACTTTCGGGAGAAGTTCGCACCCGTCGAGGTCGATTTCGGCACGACCAACCACCGCAGCGCCGGAACCGAAATCGGTTTATTCGGGAATGATATCTTGAAAGGTACATTCCAGAAGAGCAGCTATGTCGGCATTGACTGCCAAGTATTCGAGCCATACCCGGACGCGGCAATGTCAAAGCTTGTTACAACGACATATGCCGCGCGCGGACGCTTGGTAGCAGGCGGCAAAGCAGACTGGTCCCTCGCAGTCCTTGTGCCGACACGAAAGATGACTCGTCTGGTGTCGGACAGCTTCAGATCCCCCCCCGCGGGCATGGCCCCTATCGTGCATACTGCGGTCGTCGAGATGGACGCGGCCATCCTAGGTGCAGAGATCGTTGCGCATCTCCTCCAAACACCTAGAGATTCCAAGCATTTTGGGCATTTGATCGAGCTGCTGTGCAGCTATTACCGTGGAAAAGGCGGCGAAAAACCGACAAACGGCGCATTGAAGCAAGCAGACGATCTCGCCAAGGCCCATGAGAAGTGGAATGCTGCGCTTGCATCCGGCAAGGCACCAAACTCCAAGAGCGTTATCAAGGCCGTGTCGACCGTCTATGAAGCCGCACGTGCCGCGGTCTTGACCGGTGACCCAGATAAGGATTGGCGTACCATGCGCGCGGTCCTCGAAGGTGGGCCTTGCCCGCGGTTACGCGAAGTCGGATCGGAAGTGCGCAACATCCGCATCCTGGAACGCGGCTCGCAGCTCAGGCAGAGCCTCACCCAAGATTGGCGTGACAATGGTGCATACCTGAACGCACTTGAAATCGTTCGCCAAGCCTTCGTACAGGACCATTTCGCGACGGGTATCAAACCAGAGACGGGGGTCGTGATCATGAACATGCACAAAGCGAAGGGAAAGCAATTCGACGAAGTCATTATCTTTGAAGGCTGGCCAGTGATCCGCAATCGAAAGATCATCGCTAACCCACATCGCATTGTGCGTGACAACGATAGGAAGCAAATAGCTGAAGATGTTCGCCAAAACTTCCGGGTGAGCGTGACGCGGGGTCGTCAACGGACGACGATACTAACGCCGAAAGCTGATCCATGCGTGCTGCTGTTGGGGAACTCTTGA